CCACTGATCGCCACCCGAGATGGCAGCAGCGATGTACTCGACTGCTGTCGGAAGTGGGGTCTCGCGACGTGCTGCCGCAAAGATTGGTGCTGTTGGAACAGTTTCAGCCGAAGCCTCAACCGTTGGGATTACTTGTGACATGGATTCCTCCTCGGAAATGTCTTGGGGTTGGGGTTCGACAACTTCTTCTTCTGACTCTTCGTCAGGCTGGGAAGCAGCGATTTCTGTGATGACCGCATCTGCAAAAGCAGGCTGTGCCACCAACGAGATCTCTACGAGGTTTGCCTTGGAGACAACCATCGTTCCGTCTTTGTCGTATTTGAACTTGACGGGAATTGCGCCAACACTTACGGAGTCGTAAGCGCCAGCCTTGATGAGTTCAATGGCCTCATCGGATGCGCGAGTCTTTGCAAACTTTGCTGTAAACAAAAGACCCTCTTCGGCTTCAACGAGTTCGGTGACAACACCACGCAGCTGCGTCATGTCGTGACCCTCAAGAAGTTTCGGTGCTTTAGCGTTTACATCAAAAGCGCCACGCTTAAACATGACTGACTCACCCGAGGAAACTGCCGCTGGAGTGTCCCAAGGAACAGCCACACCCGTAATGGATCGGGGGCTGTCCTCGCCAGCGGCAGCGTCCAAGGTGACTGGCACAGCTACAAACTCAATCTTCACAATTCATCATCCGTTTCATTGTTGGGCATTCCACTAGGGGAACTCATCTCAGATCCTTCGTAGTCCTCAATGTCAAACTCGACATATCGGTTACGGGGAAGAACTTGTGCGCTGGAAAGGGTCTGCTCAATAGCGTCCATGTAAATACGAGCGCCAAAGAGGTACAGATCCTGACGCGCCTGCTGGGCGTTCTGATACGTCATCGAAGCGCCCTCAGTTGGTGCAGACACAAGGTAGGCAGGCACTGAACAAAGACGGGCCATCTCAAGAGACTGGTACTTGCGCTGATCCGCAATGACTTCCTGGGGGTTCTGTGCAAACTCACGGAACTGCACCTGACGCGACAACGCACCGATGGCGTTTTGTTTACGCGCTGCAGCCCATGCCGAAGCAAGAGATCCAAGATCATCGCCTGACATGTCTTCGCCGTCAATCTGCTGAAGATAACCGGGCACGGTTTCAAGGCTGGCGTAACGGTCAGCTGCCTGATCGAGAAACAGCGAAGTGTTAATGGCGCGCTGACCAATCTTCAAGATCCCTTCAATTGGCGATAAAAATTGTATGACGTTGCCGACATCCAAGGGATTTCCGTTAAACTCAAGCTCTTTTGATGGGCCGTAATACTGAGGCATACCTGTTTGTTCGGTGCTTGAAATGTTTGCAGCTGGAAGCCATGTAAACGAGGCAGGCAACCCGGTCGAGTAGCGCGTGGTGACGTAGGCGTACGCTGCACCGTAGAAGAACATGTCCGAGAAGATGTTTACGAAGAAGAACGAGCGCGAAACCTTTGGATCTGGGGTTTCCATCCAAGGCTCAAGAGGCAGATACACCTCGTCATAGTCTGAGCCGTTCCACTGCTTGGAGTAATGCTTCAGACCGACAGATCCGATGATGCCAGCAAGCAGGTCACGGGAACGGGAGACCGTGGGAATGCTCAGCGCACGAACCTCAGCGGAACCAGTGGTGTAGTTGATGAAGTTGCCGATGTAGGACGCGCCTGCAGCCGCCTGCACAGGTGCAGAGGCGAAAGCGGCCGTGTCAACTTTGCGTGAGAAAATACCCATCCACGTGGAGTCTTACACAAGGTTGTTGCAAATGCAACTATCTTGACGAACCCATTGTCGGTTTATTTGCGCCACCCGGACGAGACACCATTGCAGCTGCAACGATGAGACAACGGCAAGCCTCGATGGGCCCGGGTGATCGTTGGCTGGAAATTGACAACGCGCCACCCTGACCGCGGATCAGTACCGCCCTGTTTACATGTTCTGCAAGAAGAATTTCACCCGTGTGCTTAATTCGGTCTTCGTTGATAAGACCCTTAACGGTGGACGTGTATTTGTTGATTTCTCCGTAGCCCCACTGCACCGTTCGGCGCTGAAACTTCTCGGGGGTGTGAATAAACAAAGACGGCGTAATCGCCAGCTGCGTTTTCGGTTCACGCTCAAGAGACGCTGTGATTTGCTCCCACATTTCAGCAATGGACTCAGTTTGAAACTCGACACTGGCGACAATGTCACCATCCGTGTTTTTGCGGCACCACACCCCAACATATTTTGAGTCGTCCACCGCAGAGTCCACCGCCAGCACCGAAGTGGTGCCATCCCACTCGGTGTTTTCTGTAAACCGTTTTGCCCACTGCCCCGGCGGTAGCCACGAAGATGCAGCACTCACCCACATGTTGCAGTGAGCGCGAAGCCATTGTGATCGGTCAGGGCTGGAATGTGCAGCGCGTAAACTTTTCAACGTCACGGTGCGAGGCATTGAAGGATTGGCGTAGCCCCAATACCGCTCATCGTCAGGGGAGACCGACTCAGGCACAGACCACTCAGCCATGTACAACTCACCTGGCTCGCCCTTGTCAATCTGCCCGATGGCCTGCTCCCGTAGTTTCTTCATCACGGTGCTCGACTCATCGCCAGCCGTGGACACCAACAACGACAAACCCGACTTGACCGCAATCTGTGCAGGCTTCAACGCCCCGAAATAAGCCGCCTCCGTAATCGCCCACAGCTCATCAACAATCAGAATGTCCACGCCCGAAATGCCGTGCTTCTTCCCTGTCGCAGCCTTGACTAAATACTCAGACCCGTCCACCATCTTGACGCGGTGACGACCATACGCCCACGTCACTTTGCACAGCCCCGACTCTTCCCACAACTCAAAGAGATCACGCAAGTCTTCGAAGACCTCCGTAGCCAGCGACAATTCGTGAGCCGTGGAGACAACCTTGACTGGTCTGCCCCAAATACGAGGCAACTCAAGAAGGCAGAACCCCACCACCGCCGACAACATAAAAGTCTTGCCCTGCTGGCGAGCGCAAAACGCCATAGCACTCGAATGCGTAAACGAATGGTCAGGATCATGCTCAAAAGCACCGGTGAGAACATTGACCTGCCACGGAAACAAATGACGGTTGAGATGCGCAGCTGCAAAGTCTGCAATGAGAGGCCCATAAGACTCGTACCCAATAGTGGGCGTTTCCAACCGTGGCTGATCAGAACCAACGCCAGCCGTTAACGGCGGTAACAACCTGTCTTGAGCTGAGTCATGACTGTTTTGGGAGATACGCGAAGAAAAGGTCGGGGGCAAATTAATTTCTTCATTTTTAAAAATGTTTACATTTTCTGCGTTTACGCGTTCAATCGTCACTGTTGGCTCTGTTGGTCTTGGGTCGGGGTATTTGCTGTCTCGTGGCTTGCAGTCAGGGTTTTGAAGCCTGTAATTGTCTCTGATGCGTATGGCATTGGTTGTGTTGGTGCATTGTGTGTCGCCACAGGTTTGTTTGCTTGTTGGCTCTGGAGTGGGTTGGTGTTCTGCTTTAACTTCTGTGGTTTCGGTTGTTTGTTTACCGCAGATGCTGCAATTCCAAGTGTGTGTGATGTTCCAGCGTGGGAGGGTTCTGCTTGCAATGGAGCATTGTGTGCCGCAGTAGTATCCGCCTCCTCTGTCTACGTTGCGCCAGTCGGGTATGAAGATTTGTCCGCAGTGTTTGCAGTCTCTTGGGGGTACTTGTGTGATGCCTTCTCGAAGTGGTGGTAATCCCATAGCTTCTGATCTGCGTTGATTTTGAGCTGTGCGTTTGGCGTTTACATAGCGCGCTCCCATGCGTGAGTTACAGGGTTTACATACAGGGCGGAGGTTTTCGAGCGTGTCGGGCCCACCGGCATCGTGGGGGATGATGTGGTCTGCGTCTGTTGCTGGGGCTTTGTGGCAGATGACGCAGGTCATTGGGCCGTTGCTGAATAGTTCTTTTCGTGCTTTGTTGAACTCAGGGGTTGAGCGGCGTGTCATGTTGTTTCGTTTCTTCTCTAGCGCCCTTGGCTGCGCCTGCGGTTGCTTGCATGTTACGGGATGGGTGGGTGCGGTGATAGCCCCCCACAGTTCTACCTACGAGGTATGGCTGCCGGATGTGTTACACCAAGGGACGGACACCATTGACATTTGTGACGTTTGGACGCTGTACCTCGTGTTTACACATGAGGCTCTAGCACGTCCCCGTGCATTACACCTACTGAGTACAACTCCCAATGAGGCCGTGGTTCTGATCTGTTGTCGCGGATGCTACTTCCTGCCTAGGCGCTCCGCAATCATCTCCAGCTGATTAGGTCTCCATACATAATGCTCAGCGTGTGGGCTGATGGCGTTTGCCCATATGACCTGCATAGGGGTCAGTTTGGTTTTGTCAAGCTTTAACTCAGCAAATATCAAGCCCCTGTCACGATGCGCCAGTACAAGGTCGGGGAAGCCTTTACCATCAGATCGGAACACACCCGGACGTACTTGGTGAGGGCTGGGATGGAATATCAGCCAGCCGTTCATCGAGGCAATCTGTTCCACTTTGCTCTGGAAGATGCGCTCTGTTGCTTCACCGCTGGGCATTGTCAACCTGTTTTTGTAGATGGCGGTTAGCGCGCATCAGGTTCCCGACTTCTTCGGCGAGCATTGCAATCTGTTTTGCCATACTTGGGATGCAGCTGCAACCCGGGTGACTATTGAGAAGTTCTTTGCAATCGGCATAGTGCCATTGCCCGTTTACGCCGTATGGCATCATCACACGCCTCCAAGGATGCGGTGCAGCTCATTGTGTGCGCCAGTTAACTCACGCTCAAGACGTTTTAGGTCTCGGTATTGTTCTTCCATCATTTTGACCATTGGCAACAGGTTCGACACGTTTACATTGAACGACAGAATGCCTTCAGGATCCATGTGTTCAACTACGCGCTCAATGGCTGGGAGCAGGTGACGGTGCATCGAGCAGTAGCCACTGGTCTCGTTCTTGCAGGTGTAGAACGGGCAAAGGATGGCTTTAGACATGACGCTTTGCCATCCATATGCCTAGGGCAATCATGAGAGTGCTGTGGGACACGAAATAGACAAACTCAATCACCGTGGTGTTCCTTGCATGCTTCGTAAAGGGCTTTGTAGATGTCCCGCTGTTCTTGCAGCTGCTTAATGACCTCGTTGAGTTTGTGGAACTGTGCTTCGAGCGTGTTTACCTGCTGGATAAGGTCTTCGATGTAGTCCTTCATTGTTCCGTTATCCATCAGAATGGCTCCTCAGGTGAATCGTCCAGATCGTCTTCGTGGGTTGCCATCACCGGCAAGGGTGTGCCCTTAGGAGCCCAAAACGCTTTGTCCCCGTTGGCATCTTTAAACCAAGGACGCTTTGGGTTTTGCGCTAACTGGTTGCGGTTGTCCCACACTTGGGTTACGCCTGCTTGAGCCGCTTCGAGAACAAGCCAATCGGGTATCGGGCCCCATTGGTCTCCTTTGATGGTGACACCATCCCCTTTTGCTGAGGACGCTTGTGTTATACGCATCTTTGGTGCGTTGTTCTGCACCTTCATCATCTCTTCACGGGATGGGCGTTTGTTTACATCGGTGCCAGCCATACCAGCGTTAGCCAATGCACG